TCCAGCCCTCGATATAACGGGAGCATTACCCACTCCTCCTAAACATTGTGGTGATGGATAGGGATAAACGAGGTGGCTAGTATCTGTCAGACCTTTACAGGAACGCTCTGGCTTAGTTAAGCACCAACCGATAAACGATAACCACTTGCATTTTTGCAAACCCCCGCTTTTTTTGCGGGTTAGGTTCTTAGCAATTGCAAAACCAGTTGGGGTTCTCATGGGGTTCTCACAATACCAAGAGCAAGCCAACCAGCAACACCAAGCCAAAGACTGAGAGAGTATCTATCACCTCATTCATGCGTATGCGTAGGCGTACAGGCGTATGCGTAGGCGTTTTGTTAATAAATAGATGACGCTCAATAGTAAAAATATCTTTATTTCTCATATATACCTCAAAAAATAGTTAAAACGGTTTAAAAGCGATATAAAGCGATAAAAATAGGCAAGTGATACCTAAGTACCACTCACCTACTGAAAACGCCTAGAATAGCGATCCTGCCCTGTTTACGGATCTCCAAGCATTAAACGATAGAGCGGTTAACCCTTGCTTGGCGCATAAGTAACAATATGCGCTGTATTTATCCCTGGCGCTCATAATCAATTGATCCTATATTCCATAAACTTATCATTTTGCAAGCGCACTAAAAAAGTGTTTTCGCTTGTTGGAATGTAGTTTGATGCGGGTTTATCTAATCTTAACCACGATCCGCCTTCAAACTGTACAGCATTAGATTGGCGCTTGATTACCCGCCTATCTAACCCGATAAGATCATTAGATCCATAATCATGCCTAAGCATGGTTATTGAATTGCCTTCAATTAGTTTTCTTTTAATATCAGCAAATGTTTTCATGCTAAAACCTCCAATAGTTAGGTAATTGATCATTAAATAATGATCCAATAAGCGCCTATTTCTAAGCGCTTATTAGTCAATACTTAAGCGGCTACTTGGTTAGTTATGCAATCTAACCCGTTGATGTAATCGGCTGCTTTTTGAGCTAATGCTGCTGCTTTGAAAATTGCTTGATTGTTTTCACGCAAGCAAGTAAGCCAATTTTGGATATATCCAGCATGGCGCAATTCACCCTGAATTTGATAATCTTGGCATAGGAAAGCCGCTCCAAGTTCCGCTACTAATTCCTCGAAAGCATATTTGCTATTCCCGAATTTCCCGCTCATATCACGATCTAAGCGATGTTTAGCGCCGCTCCAGTGTGTAAGCTCATGTAGGATTGTGGCGTAGTAGCTAGCATCATTATCAAAAGTATCTCTGTTAGGCATCCCGATAAAATCACCAGTAGGCGAAAAGAAAGCCGATCCGCCGCCATGCTTGATATTTGCGCCAGTTTTCAAAATGCGATCATCAAGGGCGGGTTGTGGATTGTAAACTCTAGGCGAGATAGTAGGCTTTTCAAACTCAACGCCCTCTACTTGATCGGCATTAAATACATAGTATGTTTTTAAGCAAGAATAGGCAAAACTCTCGCTTTCGCCAGTGCTAGCGTTTTGCTCTGTTTTGACTACTGGCTTATAGAAAACAATCTTAATGCCCTTTTCGCCCTTTTTAACAGTGCCGCCTAGATCTTGCCATTGCTTGAATGATCCATAGTAAGGCGATTGATAACCTTTAAAGTGTGTCATCATGCCGAGAATTAAGCGATTGATCCCGTTATATTCCTTTTTGCTTACTATGTTTTTCTCTACTGAACTATCGCTTTTCCAAGGTTTAACCCAAGGCATAGCGCCCTTTTCGATCTCACTAATGATTTGATCGGTTACTTCTTGATAGATTGAATTTTGCATAATATCCTCGTTAGGTTAGGTTTTATTACTTGCTGCTGTTGTTGTTTAAATAGAGATCTGGCTGCCATTCCTGCCAATTGTCATAAATTCTGATCTCGTATCCATACATCCCATTTTCACAATGGAATACACATTCCCAAGGCGTTAAACCCTGATTTGTTGCTGCTTCATTGGCATCTGATTTGCTGCCATAAGTAGCCAATACTCTGAATGTAGGTGTTGCCATAGATCCTCCAATAGTTAGGTTATGAGATTAGCTCTCATAGGTATGATTATACATAAATATAGAAATATGCAAACAATCAAACAATAATTTTTTCTATCGTTGTTTAAAAACCAATAGTCTGATACTATGGCGCATAGCTATACTTCTATATACTATAGATCTATATAGCTATTTTCTAGATCATCTAGGTATTTATAAACTATAGTCTGTCATATAGGTTAGTAAATATATGTATAGATATAGCGTAGGTTAATTTGAATGGGGGATGGATTGACTACTCTCGCTCTCTTTTGAAAAACCTTTTTCTCTAGGGGAATTCCCTCCAAAACATAGCGCTAAACCTTTATATAGTATCTATAGGCTTATATTGGCTACCAGTAACCGATACAGATAGATCTAGACTGATTACGACCAAGTGAATGGGTTTGAGTTAGGTGGAGTGCGTACCCCTCTCCGATTCCACCCCAAAAAAAAATCTAGTTTTCTAGCGCTTGTTTAACAATCACATTCTTAGAAAGATCAAAGCTATCGGAAGCGTTGGTGTAGATCAAACGCTGTACTACGCTGTTTTGATTGAGAATATTATGCGTAGTCCACATTGGACCTGTATCTACGCCTTCAATGTAGCTCACCGATTTAGATAACACGCCTATGTCAGTGACCGTATATTTGGCTTCTAAGGTGCATGGACACATCCCTGTGGGGTAGGTTGTAATGACTTTTAACCCCTGATTTGCTAGATCTCGTACCCGTTTTTCAAAGAATTGACGGGTATAGGAAGGAAGCTGCCCTGATTGGGGAGGGCTGTTGATGATAAGGTAATCAAATTCGTATCTGGAAGGAGCTTTAAGAGCGGGGTAATCAAACAGTAAGTCCTCTACGCAAGCTATGGGATTGCCTATTTCCATCTGATCCGATAGTCGGTCAAACCACGCTAAGTGAAATTGCGCCCATTTGCGTCTTAGTGGGTGGTTGTGAAAATAGTTATCCACCCCTATCCAGGCGTGAATACTAGACGGAGGGATCGACAGATCTGCAAGCTCTATAGAAACCCCTTCACACAAAGGTTCTAACTGGCTGTGATACTGAGGGTGACAGTGGTGAGTAAAGTCTAGGTGCGGTTCTTGTAACGCTACCTTGCGTAGCCAATTAAGGTGAATAAGGTTATCACCTAGATGATATTCGTTGTATGTGTGTATCATGATAGTGTATGATAAGTAGTGTTAGAAGGAGAACAGTATGAGTATAACAATTGAAAAAAATATTCCAATCCCCCCTGAGAAAAAGCGCAATGTGTACCCATATAAGGTCATGGAAGTCGGAGAATCATTCTTTGTGCCAACGGGGAAGCTACAAATCGTCTGTAACGCCAACTACCGAGCTGGCAAACAGTTAAATCGCAAGTTCATAGCCAGAGTAGATAACGAGGGGGTAAGAGTATGGAGAACGGAATAAACGGCAACAGTGTGATCTCAGTAGCGCAGTACATTGAGAAAGCCGATGACCAAGCCAAGAAGATGTATATGCAACGCATCTGGAATATGGATAAAGAAAAGATCTTCCATGAGCTGATGCGTGTCCATGCAGAATCCTCCCGCTTGCTCATGCAAGCTGAAAGTGAAATTGCTTACCTCAAGTCCTTGTTAGATGGACCAGAGGATGGCGATGCAAGACACTGATTGGGAAAAGCTATGTGCGGAAAGACAAATGTACAAGACCGAAATGATGCGTGCCTTGTCTTGCCGTACCAAAAAGCAAAAAGTAGCCCTAGCCAGTGAATGGAAAGAACGGTTTAGCCCAATGACCTATGCCAGCCTTATTGATCTGGCTAAAAACCATAGTGCTAGGCTAAAAGTAGCGTATTGGGATTTACCCAACTTTGAACTCAAAAAACTAGGTAAACACAATTGAAAACCGCAGCCGTAGTGACCGTAACCAACGGAAAGCGCATGGAGGAGCTAAAGCAATGTGCAGATTCCATAGCCAAGCAAACCTACCCCTGTACCCACTATATTTTTTGTGATGATGATTGGTATCAGTACGAAATGGTCAGATCTTACTTTACCAACGCCAAAGTCTGTTTTTGGGATGGTAAGGTCGGTGGCAAGGATGTAGAGGGCAGACGGCTGTACGCTGCCAGCGCCTTTTTAGTCAATGAAGATGTCACCTTCTTTTGCAATGACGATGATTGGTACAAACCAAACCATGTGCAATCCATTATGACCAAGATTGAAGAAGGTTATGATTGGGCGTATTGCCTTAGGTCAGTGTATGACAAGGAGGGCAACTATTTGCTTGACGATGACTGCGAAGCCCTAGGAGAGCTACACGACTGTTGGCAAGCGGATGGTCACCGCTTTGTTGATTGGTGTATGTGGGGTATGAAAACGCCTTTACTAAAAGCCCTAGCTAATGTCCTATCGCAACCAGGGTGGGGTGGAGATCGCAAGTTTTATGAGGTAGCTCGGCAAGCCTTTCAAAACTTTACTTGGTCAGGGGAGCGTACCTTTTGCTTTCGGCTAGGTGGCAACGAATATTCCGTTACTAAAGATTTCTTTGAAAAAGGAAACTACACTATGTTGGGTAAGTACAACGGAAAACTACCTTGGATCAAAAATGAAGAACTTTAATCTTCAACACTTTTACCACTTTTGTAAGCAGCTCAAGATTGAAACTAAAGAGCAAGGCTTACGAAAGATGGATAACCTCTTAGGTACTCAAACCTATGTCATGCAAGAAATCACAAAGGGATTGGAGAATGATTGCCATTTCTTTGTCATATTGAAAGGAAGGCAACTTGGCATCACTACAATTTCACTCGCACTCGATCTCTATTGGCACTTCATGCACCCAGGGCTTCAGGGAACACTTACAACGGATACGGAAGAAAACAGGGATATGTTCAGGACAACCCTTGCCATGTATATGGATGGTTTGCCCAAAGAGTTCAAAATCCCGATCCTTGCTCACAACCGAAATCAGCTTTCCCTCAAGAATCGCAGCCGTATCTTTTATCAAGTCGCTGGACTTAGAGCTAAAGGAAGTCTTGGTCGTGGCAAGGCTATTACATACCTACACGGAACTGAAACATCCTCGTGGGGAGATGAAGAAGGACTAGCTTCCCTCTTGGCTTCTCTTGCGGAAACCAACCCTGACCGTCTATACACTTTTGAATCGACAGCTCGTGGTTTCAATATGTTTCACGATATGTACACCACCGCTAAACGGGCTAGAACCCAGAGAGCGATTTTCTGTGGCTGGTGGCGTAATGAGTTGTACTCCCTTGATCCTGAAGGACAGACCTACAAAGTCTATTGGGATGGCAAGCTCACTGGTGAAGAAAAAGAGTGGACTAGAGATATTAAGAAGCTGTATGGCGTAGAGATCAATTCTCGTCAGATAGCGTGGTGGCGTTGGAAACTATACGAGGGTATTAAAGACGATAGCCTGATGTATCAGGAGTTTCCACCGACTGAGGACTATGCCTTTGTAATGACAGGCACATCCTTCTTTTCTAATGCACGGTGTACCGATGCCGTCAAACGATTAAAGAAAGTACCCTATGATTCCTACCGCTATAGTTTCGGAGTTAATTTCCAAGACACGGAAGTACTTAAATCTACAGAGCGACTTGCCACCCTCAAGGTATGGGAAGAACCTGTTGATACTGCTTATTATGTTATTGGCGCTGATCCAGCTTACGGAAGTAGTGATTGGGCTGATCGTTTTTGTATCCAAGTACTAAGGGTTTACGCTGATGGGTTAGAGCAGGTAGCCACCTTTGCCACCTCTGAAATGAACACCTATCAGTTTGCTTGGGTGATTGCCCACCTAGCTGGTGCTTACAAAAACTCCACATTGAACTTGGAGATCAATGGTCCAGGTCAAGCGGTCATCAATGAACTGCGTAATCTCAAGCGTCAGGCTGCTGCAATGGGTACAGCATTGGGTAAAGACCTCATGGATGTGTACGGCAATATGCAAAACTACATCTGGCGCAGAAATGACACCATTGGTGGGTTATCTAACTCGATTGGCTGGATGACTACCGCAGCGACTAAAGAGCGGATGCTGACTTACATGAAGGATTATTTTGAGCGTGGGATGTTAGACATCTGGGATATGGACACCATTGAGGAGATGAAAACCACTATCCGTGATGGTAGCTCTATCGAAGCGTCAGGTCGCAACAAGGATGATCGGGTAATTGCTACTGCCCTAGCTTGCGCTGCGTATGCTGAACAAGTGCAACCAAGGCTAATAGCCCAGAAGCTAACCCGCAAAGTATCCCGTGTACAAGATGATTTCACCCCTGAACAGCTTACAGTAGGGCGTAATGTATCGGATTACCTTAAAAGAATAGGCGTATATGGCAACTCAACTGGAAATCCATCCTAGATCAGAGCTAAGACGCATCATTAAACGGTTTTTAAAGGATAAAGAGCGTGGTATCAGTATTCCACTCTTTGCTGACTTGGCTGGATTGTCTGTAGCCCATATTCGGGATGTTTTTATCAATGAAAGCGAACCCATGACGGAATATGTGCAAAGACGGGTATCTAAAGCCTATCAAGAGTGGATTCGGGGTGAAGTAGCCATCATGCAGAACCGTGATCGAACTTTATTCGTTCAATATCGCAAAGAAGCAAAGCCTGTGTTGCAAAAATCATCTAAATTGACATTGGTTAATGGTGAGATTAAGATTAACATGGGTATTAAACCAAAGTATGATTATTCAGATTTAACACTTGACGAGCAATTGAAGGGGAGATAACAATGGCAGTAGTAAATGATTACAAATGTCCGAAGCATGGGTATTTTGAATCCCGTAAACCACAATGTCCAATGAAGGATTGTCATGAAGAAGTTATGGTCGTATTTTTGCAAGCTCCTAACCTTATCAGCAACAAAACCAAGTTCACGGACAAGTCCACAAAACAACTCGCAATCGAGTTCGGAATGTCAGACATCAAAACCACCCGTGAAGGCGAACACCAAGAAGGCTTCCTCACCAAGAAAAACAAGTTCACCGAAAAAGAATACGCAGAAGCCGAAAAGTACGCAACCCGCAAAAAAGGCGTTGACAAAGACAAGCTCTCCAGAAAACCTATCCCGCAACCCGAAGCGCCCAAAGAAGCCCGCCCAGGCGATGCTGCTATCTGGGGAGGTGGTTCGCAAGGCTTCCAAGGATTGAATATGCAATCCCTTCTCAGAGGTGGTGCAATTAAACCTGTGAGAGATGAGCAAGTAGGCTTGACACCGCAACAAGCTGGAGTTATAAAAGGACCTACAATTGATCCAAGCTCTACAATGAGAGATCCTGATAACTTACAGATTAAGCGATGAGAATACCTAATTCACCTGAAGATAGAGAAGATTTTTATTTAGATCTCATTGCAAAATGTTCGGTATCGAAAGAAGCCCGCAAAGGTGATTACACCACTCAGCGGGCTTATTATTTGTTTGGCGCAGGTCCTGAAGAACCACCAGCGTATTTCAACAAGATCAATCCTCACTTAGATCAGTTAACCAGTTTTCTTTACAGCTCTGAAACCACACGGTTTTCTATTCAATTAGGCGCATCTGTTAATGATGCAGAGCAACGCAAGACACCACGCTTAACCCAAGCCCTCAACGATGAGTGGCTGAACTCCAATGCAGACCAGGTTTTCTCGACTGCTTTGACATGGGCGCTGTGCTACAACACCACTTTTGTTAAGCTCGTTTACAACAACGGTATTAACCCATACCTGATTGAACCTGATTCTATTGGGGTGTTGCGTGAAGATATTTCTTATACAGACAGGCAAGAAGCCCTTGTTCAAACCTACTACATCACTAAAAGTGAACTATATGCCCGTCTGTATTCACATCCAAAGCGTGATGAGATCGTAAAACGCATTACGACAGGCACACGGGTATCTGAATCGGAGATTCCTGAAGCCGTCAATCGGATTGTGATGTCACAAACCAATCCAACTATTTACGGAAACATCAACCTTGATCTGTATGGCGTAAACCGTTACAAACCTCAAGTCGGTGAAGATACCGTTGAGATGACTGAACTATGGGTATGGAATGATGAAACCCAAGACTACCAAGTAGTTACTACCGCAGCGCCTAATGTCATTATTTACGACAGACCAGGCGCATCCTTATTCCTCAAGGGTGAATGTCCTTTTGTACAGATCTGTCCTAACCCATTGCCAAACTACTTCTGGGGTGCATCCGAAGTTCAAAAGCTGATGCAACTTCAAGTATTGCTCAATGTCCGTTGGGTAGAGATTTTGGATCTGTTATCTAAACAAGTTAGCCCTCCAACAGCGTTAACTGGCTTTTCTGGCATTTTGGATGAGAAAAACTTTGCATTAAATCGCCCAGGCGGTTTATTAAGCTCTGATATGCCTAATGCTAAGGCAGAGCGTCTAGCACCACAGATGCCACCTGATTTATTTGAAGTAATCCATGAGATCAGTGCCATGTTTGAGGAAGTATCAGGTATTGGTAATGTATTGCAAGGAAAAGGCGAAGCAGGGGTTCGTTCTGCTGGTCATGCAAGCCAATTAGCCAGATTAGGTAGCTCAAGAGCTAAAAAACGGGCTTTGATTGTTGAAGATAGCTTGGAAAAGGTCGCAACCTTATATCTCAAGCTGATGCAACAGTACGATCCAACACATTACAGAGATACTGAAGATGTGCCGTTTATTGCAGAGCAATTTACTAACGATTTTGTGGTTAAAGTGGATGCTCACTCTAACAGCCCAATCTTTACTGAAGATACAAAGCAATTAGCATTTAACTTATTTAAAGCTGGCGCAATTGATAAAGAATCTTTGCTTGACATGGTAGAAGCTCCAGGTAAACAATTGCTAAAACAGCGTTTGAAAAAGATGGAAGAAAAACAAGCATCACAACCTCATCCACCCGCACAAGCGCCTAAAGAGAAGCACTCTAAGAAAGAGCATGGAGCAGAATAATGGCACAAGGTAATGTACAACCAAAAGCGGATCAGCCAAGAGTAACCACTGAATCTTTGAAGCGTGGTGAAAAAGGACCGAATTTGCAGTATCGTGTACAAGGTGTTCAGAGTTTTGATCGTAGTCCTAAAACTCGGAATTACGG